ATCGACTGGTCAAAAGGGTCAAAAGGGAGAACTTGCTTCTGGAGGCGGAAGTGACCAAGTGTTTATTGAGAACGGACAGACTGTAACAACCAGTTATACTATTACAAACAACAAAAACGCAATGTCTGCTGGACCTATAACAATTAATAACGGGGTCACTGTTACAGTAGGTGATGGCGAAGCATGGACGGTGGTATAAATGAGTACATTAAAAGTAAATAACATCGAGGAAGCTACTTCAGGTGGAGGCAAAATCTTCTTGTGTAGGGCTTGGTGTAATTGGAAAGGTACTGGTACTTTAACTGTACGTGGTGATGGCAATGTATCTAGTGTCACTGATATGGGAGTAGGTCGCTATAGAGTAAACTACAGTAACAATTTTAGTTCCTCTAGTACTTACACAGCCGTTTCAACAGCAGGTGCTAATCTATCAGATTACCCTTCTCAATCTGACAGTGATGATCATAACTCTTTTCAAGGTAATAAGACGACATCTAACGTACCTGTATTTTCTGTAGATCATGACGATGGTTCTCAAGATGATGCCTTCAATATGGATTTGGTTTGTGTAGGTGATGAATGAGTAATTATAGAGTGGTATACGAAGACCCTAATTACCCAGAAGAACCAGCTATGGTATTAGTCCCTAGTGATAACTGGTTAGACGATGCAATGTCAGGGAAGCTACCGCCTATATCTGTTTATTGGGAACTACAGGATGATGAGCAAAAATCTATTGATGAAGGTAAACATTCTACTTTTAAGCATGACCTTAGTAAATGGGAAAAACAATTTACTGCACCAAGAATAGGCAAGTTAACTGAAGAAGAAGCAATGGAGTATTTAGTTATGAAAGACATACCAAGAAGGGTGTGGGCTGTCGAATATAATAGACCCATGTTTAAGATTGTTAAAACAGAACAAGTCCCTAGCGATAGGCAGTTTAGAAACGCATGGGAGATGACACAATGAGTACAATAAAAGTAGATAACCTACAAACTACAAGTGGTGCTGGTCAATACCCTAACAAGTCTTGGGTAAACTTCAACGGATCTGGAACAGTTTCTATTAGAGCAAATGGTAATGTTAGTAGCATCACAGATAACGGAACAGGTAATTATAGAGCTAATTTTAGTAATTCTATGACAGATAGTAATTATGCCTTATTAGCTACGCACAACCAAGAGTTACAATATGCACAGGCTGTTAGAAGTGACACTTCGGATAGATCAACAAGTTCAGTTACTTTTAAAACAATGGAATTTAATAACGGTAATGTAAACCCTGATCAAGTTAATGTTGCAACAGTAAGGTGAAGTGAATGACAAGTACAATAAGAGGAAGTGATAATTTTGATAGTGGTACTGTAGGTAGTACAACTGCTGGTGCTGTTGGTACTTATGCGGCATTACATTTAAGTCCTAATGCCGATACAAGTTTTGGAACAACTAGGTCAGGTAGTGGATTAACACACTCAAACTTTTATCGCTTTGGATACAACAACACAACTGTAAGTGGGACGTGGAAGTGTATGGGACAAACAGGTGCTTATAATGGAACTTATACAGGCGGTACTGCTGACGTTCAGGGTACAGTTTGGCTAAGAATATCTTGATGAACCACTACAATAATAGGAGGCGTTAATGTCAACAGTAACAATAACAGAAGTGCGTAGCGCACAATCACTTAACGCAGAAAACACTATGTTTGATGTAGATATTAATCATCCAGAACACGGCTGGATACCTTACGGAATACATCCTGATGATACAGATATGACTGTAGACAACAGCGTATTGCTTGAACTTATAGGTACAGACTTTGAAGCATATGTAGCACCTACTCAAGCAGAACTAGATGCAGAACTAGCGGCAAGTCTAAGGGCGCAACGTGATGATAAGTTAGTTCAAGAAGTAGACCCTATAGTCACTAACCCTCTACGATGGGCTGAACTTACAGATGCTAAACAAGCAGAGTGGACACAATATAGAACTGACTTACTTAATTTACCAGATCAATCTGGCTTCCCGAATTCAATTACTTGGCCTACAAAGCCATCATAAGGAAAAAACAAATGTCTATACTTATAAAGATTGGCGCATCAACATATGACAGCGCAGACTATGAGATACCAGCAGAGCGTACCTTTCGAGATAGCTGGGAAGTAGATTCAGATACAGGTGTTATATCTGTAAGCATGGATAAAGCTAGAGATATTTGGCGTGATAAAATACGTCGAGCTAGAGTAGAACCTTTAGCCGCTTTAGACACAGCTTACATGAAGGCTCTTGAAACAAGTGCTGACACTACACAGATCGTTGCAGACAAACAAGCACTACGAGATGCTCCCTCTTTGTCGTCCATAAACGAAGCAACAACACCTGAGCAATTAGTAGCTATACAGCCAGTACCAAACGTAGTTATAGAATAAACTATGATAGTATATCAAATCTCACTTCACGGTTCGGCATACGATGCAAGAGGTAAGACTTGGGAACAGATATACTCTGAGAGCCTCTGTAAGCCCCGTACAGGCTGGTTAGACCCAATACACAATAGAACCCTACTAAAAGGTGAGTTTGGATGCTCAGTGAGCCATTTAAGGGTCTGGGAGAAGATTGCTAATAGTAACTCTAAAGGTATTATACTAGAAGAAGATGCAGTATATGATAACATAGATACTAATAAGGTAGATAGACTACTTAATTCCCACGATAGTGTATGGTTAGGTTACAGGTGGAACGACATGGGTTATTGGTATAACTGCCATGCTTATGCAATTACCCCTGATACAGCAAGTCTCTTAATACAAGACTTTAAGGATAACATCATCCCAGTTGATGAATGGGTTCCCATGAAGCTAAAAGATAAACAAAACTACTTCTATGAAGAAGAGGTCGTTACTCAAATCCCAAGGTCAACCCGACCAAGCACCATAGAGGAAGAAGATACCCCGATGATAGACCCAAGTAAAGTTAATATAATAACTGTAGCTACAGATGAAACTAAAATGTGGCCTCTCTCACAGTCAACAGAAAAGTATGACATAAACCTAGTTAACCTTGGTAAAGGAGACAACTGGTCTAGTGAGATGGAAGGCTATGATGGTATAAGAAAGATAGAGTTAGTAAAAGACTTTATTAAAGAATTACCAAAAGATGATGTAGTGCTGTTTGTAGATGGGTACGACACATTTTTCGCTGAAGGGTATGAAACAGTAATACAAAGGTTTGTAGGATTTGGTGTAGATATATTATTTGGAGCAGAACAAGAGTGTTGGCCTGTAACAAACAATCAGTCATACAAAGATAGATGGTCAGACGAAGGTACTCCATATAAGTATTTAAATAGTGGTTTATATATAGGCTATGCAGGTGCATTATATGACTTCTTTAGTTTGCCAAGTACAGATGATAAAGGTGATGACCAACTATATTGTCAGTCAAGATACTTATCAATGTATGAAGACTACTTATACGAAGTAGCACTAGATCACGAAGCGTATATATTCCAGAACCACGATACAAGCATAAGAGTAGTAAATGGTCAACTTTGGAATGACAGAACTAATTGTTGTGGTTGTATATATCATGGCAATGGAGGAAAGTCAGAGAAAGACTTTTTCTATGGTTTAGCAGAACAGTTTGGATATAAAAAAAAACTATCCTCTCCCCTTACTAGCACGAATAGAGATCTAGACTACAAAGAAGTAGCTCAAGACTTGCTAGTTACAAAACTACTATCCGAAAGTGAGTGTAAGGACTTAATAGCTAAGTCTGATGCTCTAGGTGGTTGGGGTAATCTAGAAGGAGACAAGTTTCCAGCACAAGAGATAAGACTTAAGAAGTTAGGTCTTTGGAAAGAGTATGAAGCTCTCTGGAGAGATAGACTATTTAAGATATGTGAGAAACATTGGAAGCCTGTAGAATATATGGGTCTACGTGATGCCTTTACTATGCGTTATGCTATGGACACACAGAAGTCTTTGGGACTGCATACAGACGCATCTCTTATTACTGGTAGCGTTAAATTAAACGACAACTATGAAGGTGCTACACTTTATTTCCCACGTCAGGACTTTACAAACCTAGATGTACCCGTTGGAAGTTGTATACTCTTCCCTAGTCAAGTTACTCATGGTCATTATGTCGATGAGCTAAAGTCTGGGGTTAAATATTCATTAACTATGTGGACATCCCGTTATGTGGGTGACGAAAACTAGGAGCAATAAATGTTTGGTACTAGCCCTTTTGCATCCGCTACCTTTGCAGGTATGGGGAGCGAAGAATACGATTTAACAGCTAGTGCCATTACAACTGGTTCTTCAAGTGTACCTGTTGTTACAATGCAAGAAGACGAAACTCTTGGTGCGTTATTTGTAACTACAGGAAGTCCAGTATTAGGTCAACCTAGTAAGAACTCAGGAAAAACACTTTCTACTGGAGACTTAGATACTAACAATCCTGATTTAGA